TAATTAATTAAAAATCCATGCCCCGAAAGGGGCTGAAAGGATATATGCCTTGTTATTACCCTCTGTCTGCGGTGAAAACCGAAGACGGAAACATTAAATTTAATCCTCGCTCGGGCGAGGGTGATCCAATGAAACTTCCATGCGGACAATGCATGGGCTGTCGAATAGACCGTTCAAGAATGTGGGCGGTCAGATGCATGCATGAGGCATCTCAATTCGAAAAAAACTGCTTTATTACACTTACTTACGCGCCAGAACACCTTCCAAAATATGGTGATCTGCATTATGAACACTTTCAAAAGTTCATGAAACGCTTAAGAAAAGCAAACCAAAACGCGAATATTCGCTTTTATATGTGCGGAGAATATGGGGACGAATTCAAGCGGCCACATTTTCACGCCATACTTTTTAACTATGACTTTAAGGATAAATATGAACACAAAGTCAATCACAACGGAGACACCGTCTATCGTTCGCCACACTTGGAAAGCCTCTGGCCTTTTGGACACTCCACCGTCGGCACCGCGACGGAAACATCCGCTGCTTATGTGGCCCGCTACGTCACTCAAAAAGCTACTGGACGCGTACAAGACATCAATCCAAAAACCGGAGAACCTTATAGAGAAATCTATTACCGGGGAACTGATCCTGAATCCGGCGAGCGTGTATACGTCAAACCGGAATTCAACAAAATGTCACTCAAACCCGGAATCGGACAAAATTGGTTCGACAAATTCTACCAAGACGTTTACCCGTCTGACTCCGTCCGGCTTCGTGACGGACGACGTATTAAACCACCTCGTTACTACGACAAAAAATACGATGCGATAGAACCATATGAGTTCGAAGCTATTAAACAAAATCGTATACTCAATGCCTTGAAACATTCAGATGAGTCCTCACCTGAAAGACTGGCTGTTAAGGAAACTGTACTTATGGCCAAAATTAACAAACTTAAAAGGAACTTACAATGAAACTTATTATCTGCTCTGTCCGTGATTCGGCAGCCGACGCTTTCGGGCGTCCTTATTTCGTTCCGTCTCAGGGCGTAGCCCTCCGCGCATTTACAGATGAAGTAAATCGCGAAAATGATGATAATCCACTACATAAACATCGTAAAGACTTTGCACTCTACGAGTTAGGCGAGTATGATGACAACACGGCTCAGATCGTGTGCCACGATCAGCCGAAACTCTTGATTCATGCGGATCAGGTTTAACCTCAACCAAGCCCGGCACTGTCCGGGCTTTTTTTTAGGAAGAAAACATGGCTTTAATGCATAAAAACAAATCGGTAAGCACCCACAAATTCGCAATGGTGCCGCGTGCCGATATTCCTCGATCTAGCTTTGCGATCGAAACTTCTCATAAAACTACATTTGATGCTGGTTATCTTGTACCTGTATATGTAGACGAAGTATTACCAGGCGACACATTCAATCTTAAGATGACCGCTTTCGCGCGTCTATCTACCCCACTATTTCCAGTAATGGATAATCTTCATTTGGATTCTTTCTTTTTCTTTGTTCCTAACCGCCTAATTTGGGAAAATTGGCAAAAATTTATGGGGGAACAAAACAACCCAGGCGATTCAATCGACTATCTTGTACCGCAAACAACTTCACCTACTGGCGGATACACAACTAATTCATTGCAGGACTATATGGGCCTGCCTACTGTTAATCAAATTGGTGCTGCAGCTACAATTTCTCATAGCGTCTTGCATTTACGCGCTTATAACTTGATATGGAATCAATGGTTCCGTGACCAGAATTTGCAAGATTCTGTCCCGGTACCTACGGACGATGGTCCGGATACTTATTCTGATTTCACTCTATTACGTCGTGGCAAACGTCACGATTACTTTACTTCTGCTTTACCATGGCCTCAAAAGGGCGATCCAGTTTCATTACCTTTGGGAACTTCTGCTCCTGTATTTGGTACAGGTTATGCTCTTAATATTGGTGATGGTAGTGCTCGTTTAGGTCTAGCTGCTGGAAGTCCAACTTCTTCAATTGTTACTTCTAACTCTAATGCTTTTGGCGTTCCTATTAACACAACTATTTCTGGCGGTGCCAATCCTGGTGTAAACAAGGCTTTAGGGATGTTGCCAAAAGCTGCTTATGATAGTGGTTCTCAACCTTATGCTTATTCTGGTCTTTATGCAGATTTATCTGAAGCAACTGCTGCTACTGTTAATGCTTTACGTGAATCTTTTCAAGTTCAACGATTGCTCGAACGCGATGCACGCGGAGGTACCAGATATACCGAAATTATTCGTTCACATTTTGGCGTTATTTCTCCTGACGCACGTCTCCAACGTCCAGAATATTTGGGCGGAGGCTCAACTCCTATTATTATTAACCCAGTTGCTCAAACCAGCGGAACTGGTTTAACCGGTGGTACTTCACCACTCGGTAATCTTGCTGGTGTTGGTACAGCGTTAGCATCGAACCATGGCTTTACGCAAAGCTTTACGGAACACGGCGTTATTATCGGAATGGTTTCCATTCGTGCCGATTTAAATTATCAACAAGGTATCCGCAGAATGTGGAACCGCAAAACTCGCTATGATTTCTATTTTCCTGTATTTGCTCATTTGGGCGAACAAGAGGTTCTTAATAAAGAAATCTATGCAACTGGTACATCAACAGACGATCAGGTCTTTGGATATCAAGAACGATGGGCTGAATATAGATATCACCCATCACAAATTACCGGATATTTCCGGTCTACAGCGCCAACTACATTGGACGCTTGGCACTTAGCGCAAAAATTTACTGCGCTTCCCACACTATCTGATACTTTTATTCAAGATAGACCTCCCGTTGACCGTGTCGTTGCTATTGGCGCATCGGCAAACGGAAAACAATTTATCTTTGATTCTTTCTTTCAGATAAGAACTGCCAGACCTATGCCTTTGTACTCTGTACCTGGCTTAATTGACCATTTCTAAACTTTAGGTTGTGTGATCCCGAAAGGGATCGCATAACCCCCCGAAGGGAAAAAAATGCTTTCATCAATACTAGGTAGCTTAGCCGATAATCTTTTTGCTGGTCGTAGGCAAGAAGATCAACAAGCATTTAATGCTGAACAATACGCTAAGCGTTATCAAACACAAACTGAGGATATGAAAAAAGCGGGTATTAACCCTATGCTTTCTGTTTCTCAAGGAGCTGGTGCTGCTCCTTCATCCGGGATTGCATCACCCGGATCTAATTTTTCACAATCTGCTCTTCAATCTGCTCAGATTGATAACATAAAAGCTCAAACTGAGCTTAATAGCGCTAACGCCGCGAAAGCGCGCGTAGAAGCGCAAGTAGCGGAACGCTTTGGACATCCACAAGCTGAAGCTCAATATAATGTAACAATGGCCCAGGCGGGCCTTACATCACAGCAAATCGGCAAAGTCGATGCTGAAACTCGCAATGTTATTGCGCAAATTCAAAATACTAAGGATGAAAACGAACGTATTCATGCAACTATTACTTATTTAAAACGTCAAGCAGATATGCTTAACGAAACAACAATTACAGAACCAGTTAAACGTGATCTTTTGAGACAACAAGCTCAAAAAGTAATTAACGAAACTGGACTTACTGCGTTAGACCTTCAAGCTGCCAAGGATCTTGGCAATATTGGTCGTGAAACGCAACAACTTAAACCATTATTCGATATTCTTCGAGGACTTATTCGAAAGTAAAACAAAATGTTTATACGCTCTCCATACAATTACGATACAGATGAAGCGTCAAATGCATCATCTGTTAATACGTTTTCGCAAACGAAAACACAACAACAATTCAAAGACGAGTGCAATATTAATCGCATTGTTTCTCAATACGCTAAAGGCGTAATGCCTATTGGTAATGCTTATCAGCCGTTACCAGAAGACTTTTACGAAGTTACAGACTATCAGTCAGCGATGAACAAGGTTCGTCGCGCTCAAGAGACCTTTGAAGGTCTCAATTCAAATATTAGGGCTCGTTTCGATAACGACCCTGGACAATTCGTTGACTTTGTTACGAATCCTGCTAATCTAGAGACCGTGAGGGAACTTGGATTAGCACCCAAACCCACACCGTCACCTAGCCCGAAGGGACCCGACGAAGTCGGGGCACAGTAGACTTACTTGATGTCTACTGTGCTAGGTGACACCAACTTACTTGGTTCAACTACAAAACTAAAGGAAATTTGAAAAATGAAACCTCTTTCACGCCATGGCGTTTCCAAATACAAAAGCGCAAAGCGCTTTAAACACAACATTAAAACAACGGCTGCGGCCAACATGCGTAGCAACCCTATGCGTGGCGGATTCCGCTTTTAATTAATTAAAAATCCATGCCCCGAAAGGGGCTGAAAGGATATATGCCTTGTTATTACCCTCTGTCTGCGGTGAAAACCGAAGACGGAAACATTAAATTTAATCCTCGCTCGGGCGAGGGTG